ATTGGCACACGAAATGATGAAGAATCAATTGCATACAAACAAGGTACAGGAAGAAGAGATCAAGAAATTAACGATGCCATTATTGCACAAGCAGAAGCAGATGCTCCTGAGTCAGGATATAACACGCAACCACTTTACATACTGCCGGTTGATGATAACGGCAAGGTTGCTATTGTCACAGCAGATGAAAAAGACATTGATGCTGATAGCAACACAATGAAAGCAGACAGAGTACAAGACTCACCAAGGGGAGATGGTTACTTGCAAGGATATCTTACAGCAGATGGCATAGCACCTAACGGAGAATCATATGATTTTGGTACATCATTTCCAGTAAGTCCTACAAAAGGATCATATCATTTAAGAACAGATTATCTTCCTAACAGGTTGTTCAGATATGATGGCAGAAGATGGGTGCATCAAGAAGATGATGTAAAAATGACAATGACAAATACTGATCAAAGATCAACTTCAAAATTAAGTTTTGTAAACAATGACACTGTAACTACAAACCAAGACGGCACTACACAAAATGAAAAGAGTGCATTGAGTCGTGCATTGATAGATAAAGAACGTAAAACGCCTGCACAAGACAAGGAAACAGATAGTTAATGGCAAACATTTCACATTTTTATGATGGACAATTAAGAAGATTCATCATTCAATTTACAAGAATGTTGTCTAATTTTCAATATGAAACAGGCAAAGATGCAGATGGCAACAACGCACTGATCAAAGTACCTGTGCGTTATGGCGATATCAATAGACAAGTTGCAAATATTCTAAGGCAAGGATCTGAAAATGCTTTGGTTAGTGTGCCACAAATGGCTGTGTACATTAATTCACTGTCTTATGATCGTCCACGTATGCAAGAGCCAACACACATAGACAAAATACATGTTAGAGAAAGATCATATGATTCAGAAACTAAAACATATTCAGGCACACAAGGCAATCAACATACAATAGAACGTATCATGCCGGTGCCTTTTGAACTTACAATGAATGCAGATTTGTTTACAAATAACACAGATCAAAAATTACAAATACTGGAACAAATCTTAGTGTTGTTCAACCCTGCTTTAGAATTACAAACTACAGATAATTGGGTTGATTGGACATCATTAAGTTATGCAGAAATTACTGATCTTACATTCAGTTCTAGAACTATTCCTAGTGGCACAGATGATGAAATTGATGTTGCGTCAATGCAGTTTACTTTACCAATATGGTTGACTCCACCAGCAAAAATTAAAAAACTTGGTGTTATTGAAAAGATTGTTGCATCATTATATGACGAAGACGCATCAAAAATTGATGTTACAGGTATCATTGGATCAGATTTATTAAGTAGACAAGAAATAACTTTTGGCAACTATGGTCTTTATGTTGAAGGTAACAAAGTCAGATTGTTGCAAAGCAGAGACACACTCAATGAAAAGACAGGGGATGCGGCTCATGTAAGCCCAACCAGAGAAGATGCAAAAACGGATGCACAATTAGTCTATGGAAGAGAGATTCCATGGGCAAAAGTTTTGGCGGCTTTTGGAAGAATTACCAACGGACTATCTAAAATAAAATTAGAAACTGCTGTAACGACAGCCAATAATGAAGACACTATAACATATATTACAGGTACCATTGCTGAACATCCAACTGAAGCACATCAACTATTGTTTACTGTTGATACAGACTCTATACCTACAGATTCAGTACCTCAGTTTACAAAAATAATTGATCCTACAGTTACAGCTCCAACTGGCTCAGAAGTAGATGGTGAAAGATATCTTATTACACAACCAATAGGTACAAGTTTACATGATGTCAACATCACTGGTATTACACATGATGGATCGACAACTGCTACAGTGACATGTTCTTTGCCACATGGATTATCAGTTGGAGACACTGTGCGTATCACAGGAGCGGCACCAAGTTACTACAACGGAACTATTGGTGTCAAAGCAGTACCTAGCACCACACAATTCACATACAATACTGTGTCAGCAACCAATGCCGCGGCAAGTTCAACGGCACAAACAGCTGACCTTACAGCATTTACGGCCGCTGGTGGAGTTTTAATAACACCATCACCACTAACGTCACCTGCTGTGGGCAAGCCAGTTGGTGTAACTAACAGAGGACCAAGTGCTTGGGGCAATCTTGTTGCGTCTGAATCAGATATTATCCAATACAATTCAACTACAGGTAAATTTAATGTTGATTTTGATTCATCTAATGTCACCAATGTGCAGTATGCAACTAACAATACCACAGGTGTACAGTTCAAATGGACAGGTTCACAATGGCAAAAGTCTTGGGAAGGTGAATACGCACCAGGTGATTGGGTGCTTGACCTTTAACCAAAGATAATATAAAATAACTTATGAATATTGTTTGCAGTGGTGCATTGTTTTATGCCAAATCAACCAAACGTTTTATGTTGCTTCAAAGAGCAAACAAGAAACATCATGGTCAATGGGGCATAGTCGGTGGCAAGGCAGAAGGCAAAGAATTGCCTGTTGAAGCACTCAAACGTGAAATTCAAGAAGAAGTTGGCAACACACCAACCATAAAAAAATTTATTCCTTTAGAAATGTTTCAAAGCACTGATCAAAAGTTTTTCTTCAACACCTATGTATGTGTAGTTGACACAGAATTCACACCACAACTTAACGGTGAACACATTGGCTACTGTTGGGTGCAAATGAATGCTTGGCCAAAACCCATGCATCAAGGGTTGCAAAAAACTGTCAATAGCAAAACAATTAAATCAAAACTTCAAACTATTCTTGATATTATAAGTTGACGCCTGGTGAATATTTCATTGTCTTTGATGCAAATTCTTTTTTAAGCATTCCTATATAAACTCTATATACCATACCGTTCTCGCCAACAGTATTGCCACTCCAAACCTGTCCATCATATCCTTCAATGCCATATAAATTTGATACTGTGTAAATTTTATCAACCAGTCTGACAATAAAATTATTTTGATTGTACACACAATTCTTGTTTTTCATTGCCTGCAAAAACATTGCATCTGCTTTTTCTATATTTTCTGGCGTTGGATCTGAATATAACATGGCAGAGTTGATCAACATGTCTGGTGTACTGCACACATGAGTAACGTATGCAAGATCATTAATCATCCATTCATGTTCAGTAGATTTTGAAGGTTGTGCAAAAAAAGCCACTACAACAATTATTAAAATTATTATGCCTGTAAAAATGTTTCTATTCATGTCTCAAATAGTATTTATCGTAATTTTTTATGCTATGTTTATGTTAAAATAGCAATGCTTATATGTTCTGTATATAAGTTTTGCCAGTCAACTGTTCAATGTCTCGTATCATTTCTTCCATGTTGACTCTCACAGTCTTACCTGTTTTAGTGTTGCGTGAATAGTATTCCCATTCACCTTGTTCATTGTGTGGAGATATTTTAGTCACGTTACCCGCTTCGTCCCTGACGAACACTTCAGCACTTGATGATTCGTCTTTGGCGTAGATGTGTGCAATGTTAGTTGTGCCAGATGGGTCGCCTGACAGCACACCAAGTTCTACATGTCCTGTTACTCTTAAACTTGTGTCATTCAATAATTGTAAAGAGTCAGATCTGAATCTGCCTGAAATGTTGTTAGAACCATTTTTCTTGAATGCAAATTCTAGTATGCCATCTTCTGTGCCATCTCCTACGTCTAGAATCTTGCCTGAAATTTTTGCATATAGCACTTCTTGATCAGCATCATTTTCACCTTGGAATTTAATTTGTCCAAGATAGTCAGCATTGGCAGGTGATGAACTGTTTCGTTTTAGATTGATTACTGGTCCTGCTGAACTTGAATCTTCTGTTGTGGTGATTAATAATGCATCACTTGTTGAGGTATTTTCAATAGATACACCTGTACTTGTGGTCTCAAAAACAGTTGTGCCATAATGTTTAAGTTTTACTGCACCAGTAGAACCATCTGCAACAATATATTCAGTTATTCCACCACTGCTATCATCTGTAGAAATTACAACATCTTTGTTATCAGCATAAGTTCTAATGTTGATGTCGCCAGTAGTTTCGTTGATGTTTAGGTTAGTGCCTGTATGTTTCATGTTTGCATCTGCATCAGTACCAAACTGTAGTTCAACACTATCTTTTAATATAGTGTTGCCTGCTAAATCAATCTTGCCTGTACCTGCAGGATCTAGTGTGATGTTGGCATTTGAACTTGGAGATGTTATGTCATCTGTAGCAATGCCACTTGTGAATGTTTTTAATCCTTGTATGCTTTGATCAGATGAATTCAAAACTGCCGATGCCGCACTTATTCCGCCACCTTTACGTTCTAGATTCACTCTATACCCATTTACCACTGTGTTTGCAACTGCACCTGTGGCTCTAAGTCTTGCTGTAGTATTGTCATAATCTGTAGTATAGGTCAACAGTTGTCTAGTACCTGAGGTTACAATCCCAAATTCAGATTCAAAAACATTAGTACCACCATCACCAACTACCAATACTTCTGAAACTTGATATTCAGCTGTGGCGTTTACTCCGCCTGCAGGCGCCTTTACTGAATTAAAATAATGTGCCGCTTGGAATGTTGTAGTTGCATCTAAACTGTTTTCAAATGTGTCAATATTTTCTATGGCTGAATCAACATCGGTGTTTACAATTATTGACACATTGTCACCAGTTGCGGCTTCTTCTGTGTCTTTGATTTGTATTTTATAAATTTTTACAGCCACATTGGCTGTTGCCCCTGTACCAAGCAATCTGATATTGCCACTGTTAATGTCTACGTCGATTGATAATAAATGTCCATCAGTAGTTGAGGTTCTTCCATACTCTGAATGGTAAGCATTTGACCCATCATGAGTTACGTTTACTTTGAAACATTCATGCCCAACTGTGCTACCGTCACCTGTTGTGCTTGATGCAAGAATAAAATATTGTACTGCCCTATAAGTTGAAGCATCAGTTGTATCTAAACTTTCTTGTGCTGAATCCACATCGG